GTATGGGATTAATATAATTGGGTATATAGTATAGCGCCCCCACATACTTCTGATATCAATTTGCGGGGCGCAAACAAATACTTAAAACTAATGGTTACATATGGAGGTTATATGGTCATAGTTCGTATGAAGCTAAGCATGACTAACATGCTCAACAACAGTTGGTCCAGCATTACCCGTAACAACCCGTAAGTCGCTGGGTACGGTGGATGTGGATGCACCTTCATTCACACGGAACTCAGGAACGGTCCGTCCTGCGTCGCCGGTCGGCGGCTCCGGAGCCCGTGGCTTTGGTGCAGTCCCAACACCCATATCAGCGGTAGGAACCTTCTGAGTCTGGGCGTCCTTTGTCGGTGGTTCAGGCATTTTGCCTGTTTTCTGGAAACCTGCTAGGTTCAGACGCTGTTGGCCATCAATACCCTGCATACGCAGCTTATTGTTGAAAGCCCTATTCTGAAGTACTGCATTTATTCCTCCCTGCAGTTTTATCTGCTTCAGAGCTTGCTCTCCTTTAAGGCCAACAATATCCTTACCAGCGGCAATCCTCTCTCGTTCAAGCTTTCTGTCAGCTCGACGCGAGAAAGCGTCTCCAATCCCCATGCCAGCGCCTCCAATGGCGTAGGCTGCGAGCTCAGCTTGTTGAACGGCTCGGGGGAGTGGAGTACCGTCGGGACGGACAGTGACTTCTCCATCAGAACGTAGACCAGCTTGCGTTCCAACGGCCACAGTCCGTGTGCGACCTCCGGTACTAAGGTCGCGTAGTGTCTTGCCGAGATCGACAAGATCTTCAAGTTTGCGTTCAATCCTAAGCAACACTTGAAATGTCTCCTGATGATTCTGAGTGAGCGCACGGTTGCTCCTCTCAGATTCCCTCAGTGTAAGGGCAGAGACAGAAGCAAGATGCTGTTGATGTTTTGAATCCTTGATTCGCTCATCATGCCCATTGTCTCTGTGCACAGACAAGTGAATCTGCACACGCTTCACAAAGTTCTGAGCATCCTCTGAGAGCTCACAGTTGAAGAGACACTTGCTCAGTTCGGGAACGAGCTGAGCATCTCTCTCATTTAGTCGCTTGTACTGCTGATAGAGTTTAAGAGATCTCAGTCGGGCGTCTGTTTCAAGAGATCGCGGGTCAAAGTAGAAACCCTGCCGATCCTCAAATCCTTCACGTCTAGTGTGTATACCTCCGTCAACGGTGTCACGAGGAGGTGCCATCTGTTGCACATTACGCGGTATGCGAGATATCGACGAACGGAAGTTCGGATCTGCAAGTAGTGCATCAGTGAGTTGTCGTAGGTCAATTCCTGGTGGTGGTGTCATGGTTTCGAGAACCTTGTCATTTGAGGCAACCATCAATGATTGCCAACCTCTCTGTACAGTGGTCTGAATAGATGCGCTTGGGGCTACCTTGATCAGATTGGTAATCACTGTATCAATGATGTCAGGACCCCACATGTAGGGATCATCAGCTTTGCAGCAGAAGTAAGATTCACTTACAGATCCTCGCACGTAGAGCCTAACGGAGCTTATGGCCTCAGGGAAGTCAGGTTGAACTAGCTGGAATTGTAAGATTTCACCATTATGGGCATTGGTGTGGTTAATCAAGGTCTGCTTGAGAATGTGTCCACAATAAATGGACAACTGATGTATAGCCCCATCATCAACTTGAACAAGATTGGGAGCTATGTTAGTCACACCCCACTTAACCCACTGGTCTGGCATGGCAGGTCCAAACGACAGCCCATTTATTGAGATGGGTAAAGCTGTCGTGTCCATCTGCAGCTGGACTCGCCGTTCAATACTGTCAGACAACCCAGCAAAGCCACTCGTTGTCATGCCAAACAATTGCCCTGATAAGGCGCTTACTGGCATGCCGGCAGGCCATCCAGCGGCAGAGAGGAGATCACTACCTTGTATGTCGAGTATAACATACAAGGATGAGGCCTCAACAACTACAGTAGAGTACCCAGGCACGATGACATCAAGGGAAGCAATGGTCTTGAAGACGGGTACTCCAGCAACCTCACTGTCAATATACTTGAGGTTATTTGCATAAATGCGGATGCTAAACCTAGCTTTCCAGGCGTGAGATCCAGAATACACAAGGCTGTTGACGTAGGTCCTATTCTTGAGGTATCCAGCAACGGTAGCAGGGGCATGATTCAATAGAGGAATTCCAAAGGTATCGATTCCGTCGACTGGCAGATTCGAATTACTCCTTGGGACACTCCCCATGATGAGCCTGTACCCCCACAGCGTCCTGTTAAAGGTTGATCCACTCGTTATTATGTAATCCTTATTGTCAGTGAACTTGGCCATCAACCCCTTGATGGGTATCTGTGTAGGTACGCCATTCTGGCATGCGTACTGAGGAGTAGTTCCATTCAAGAAGTGTTCAACGAATGGAATCCAGGAGTAATCCTTCTCAATATATATACCATCTGAAGGGGGTGTGAAGTGATAGCAGTCAACGGACCAATCTCCTGAATCTCGCCCATCAGTGTAGCAGAAAACGCGAGTTTCAGATGGAAACACACTGCGCATGGTAAGACGCGTGGCCCCACCAACGGACCGCACAGGAGAAGAAGGGGGTGGCTGTGGAAGGGCGAAGTTGAGGGATAACCCGAGGCCTGAACTCCGGTATTTGCCCTGGTCGTGTATCCGGTCATCAGCGTCCCAACCAACTCTCAGTATAGCAAGCGTTCCTGTACTATCGTAAGGGTTGGCGAGCACTGTCTCAGTTAGACATACAATCTTAGGTACAGTTGGTAGTGCAGATGTGTCAAGGTATGGCTCTTTACCTATTACGGGCATTCGAAAAGTAACAGTCTGGGTGCCGTTTACAGCCAAAGAGGCATTCTGTACCTGGGACAAGTCAGCAATTGTTGGAGAGTCAATGTCAGTAATCAAGACACCAAAACGCAACAGACCAGTAGCGGCAGGAGTACCGATGATCTGTATAGTGCAATACATGGCGCCCGAGACAAACTTGTGGAGGGACATAAGGGTGGACACGGCCCAATTAGCACAATCGTTCCATCCCAGAGAGAAGAGGACAGTTCCTGGCGTATCGTTCTTAGACACATTTGTTGCAGGTCCCCACATCGTTCGTTGGCACATAGTAAGTATGTCATCAGTCGTTCCAGAGTGTGAAATCCAATCACTTGGAACTTCATGGAATGGTTTTGCAACCAAGAATCCCTCAGTTCCTTTTGAGTCTGACACAGGCATAGCGGATCCAGGAATTCTAGGAGCGTCGCCCATGGCATCCATCTGCTGAGTTGCCTTTATGGAGAGTTCGGTAAATTTGTCATCAAGAGTGCTTCTACGCGCAGCACCAGCAGCACGTACCATCTCAAGAAAAGTTGACCACGCCTCAAAAGCTGCTGTCTGTTTATTTGTTGCTGTTCGCTCAACGGTTGCATCTCGGTGGACGATGCGGCAGGTCCAACCATTCTTGGAGAAGGTTGTGACTTCTTTTGCACTCGTGGTTTCGGATTTGGCAACCATCTCGTGGAACTTGCTTTTCGGGTGGAACTGCCCTGGCGGCACGTTTTTCGCTGCGGGAGATGTTGTGGTAGGCGAAGGGCACGTAAGTGCTCCCCACTTATCCCAAGCGAGTCTTGCAACATCAGCATAATTCTTTGAAGTCGCGGTAACCACCAGATCCTCCACTCTAAGGGTACAGTCGTATCCGTCCTTAACGCTCTTGACACGTTCATCAAACTGAGGAGGACTCTTCTGAGCAATACAGTTCTGTACATACACGGTACGGGGGTGCTCGGTTCCGGCCATGGTGGAATGGTGAAGAGATTGTTGTATAGCTGTACTGACTGCAACAAGACCGTTATCCTTGAGATAACTTATTGATGTTTTGGCGTCGTACTCTGAGTACTCACAAAACACAGTGGAATCCGAAGTCCGATAGGAACTGAATCCTATCAATGCATCCTCTCGGCACGTAAATGTGCCGTTGAGGAACATGATTAGCCTCTTGTGGGCATCGGCATATGAAGGTAGACTTGTTACCCGTGCCATCTTACCCAACTCTTTCCATGCGATCTTCAGTGCCTTTCTCGCAATCTCGTAGTTCTGAGGTGTGAATGCATAAGTCTCCATCTCAAGTGCACTGAGTAGAGTAGTGAGATGAATAGGTGAGCGCTCCTTGCTGTAGTGAAGACAGGACAAGGCGCTTGCCATGTTCAAGGCAGGAATCCAGTGTCCATCTTCATAGCGCACTTTTCTCCCGCAGAACATGATAGGGGATGCGATGGTTGCGTTTTCAACTATCCCTCCATTCTTCTCAGGGTGCTGAGTGTCTATAGCGCATTCAACATACGCTTCAGAGAACACCTTCATGTCAAGCGGCAATCCAGAGTGAAGGAACACACCGTCATCTCCGCATGTGATGATCTGGGCATCTTGAAATATAGGGTATTCAGGGCGTGCCCGTTTGACAGCATAGGCCATTATCAAAGTATGGCAAATAGACCCGAGGCAGGATGTTAAAAATATGCCACTGGCCAGCGAACCGTCCATTTGCACGAGGGTATCATCAAGTAGAACTACAGGATACCCAATGCAATTGAAGAGAGATATAAACTGGCTCCTCATTTCAGGGGGGTACAGATTTGCAATGATCCTCAATCCTCTCACAATGACAGCAGGTGGTAAGTTCTTATCCCACCGACGGCAATCTACATCGACATGATGCGAGAAGTTACCGCACTTTGGCAGGAACCTATCAAAGAAGAGCAAGTGGTCCTTTCCAATAAATATCGGACCATCAGTTGTGGCTATGGCTGCCGCAAGAGATCCACATAGGCGTCGTTCTTGTAACATTAGACCTACAGGTCCAACAACGAAAGCCCTAATTTTTCCTTTCCGTGCTTTCTCGACAGGCAGGCATTCTCCCTTCAACTGAGCAGTACACACATACAAGGGGGAAAGGCCGGCCCTAAACATTTCGGTCTCTTGCTTGTAAGTGTGGCGTAAGCGCTCTCCCCGGGGGGTTGACGCGAACTGTAACACGCCGCTAGGAAGAGCGGCAATAGCGTCTCGCTTCAACGTGATACGGTCTATCTTCTGAGCAACTACTCCACAACCAGTGTCAAGGGTAACTTTAGACAATCCAGGGATTCCGTTCAGAACCTCATATTGGTTCAATTCACGAAACGGTCCCCCGTAGTAGTCACGCAAGTACTCGAGCACGCTCATCTCAGCCTCATCAAGAAGGGTCCCAGATCCTGTAAAGACAGCATTACAATTAGCCATCTGCGTGGTGAGCTGACAATAAAAGCCTCGCCTATCCTGTTTTAAAGCAGAATAGTCGGTAACCATCTTCATAGTTCCATCAACAGGAATTTTCTGAATAGGGAACACCTTCTCAACCTCATGGGAGTAGGGTGTCTTGTGGTGTGAAGCCTTCTTCTTGTGCAGAGTCCGGGCAGTACTACCCAAGTGTGCGCACCGATGAGAAGGTACTATAACCTTTCCCGGTGTATCCCGTACATGGTTCTCAAAGAACTCAACGACAGGCTCTGTGGCGTGATACTTACCAAAGGGCAAATTCATGACGACAGCGGGTTCAACAGCACACTGATTCAGGTTGGTCTCATATTCATTCAAGATCTGATCGATCTGTTCACGCACAAACGCACAGCCATATGCCTTCGCTTGATACTGGTTGAATGACACATGTAACCCGGCTAAACACTGGGCGACACCATTCCTAGCGACATAAACGTTTGCGCAGTCACCGTCCCGTGGAGCAAGACCACCACACCCCATGTTTACATTCCTAAGTGAAATAACATTCTCAAAGATGTGTTCATCAGCCTGAGTCAGATACCCTATGTTATGAGTGTCATACTCAAGGGTACCGTGTATAGCATCAAATCCATTCCCGTTGTCAAGTATCAATGCACCATGAGAAATTTTCCCTAAGGCTTTAGCAGGGATCATGTATCTAGAAAGGGAGCGCATAGACGGGAACGTCTTGTTGGCGATTTCAACTATACACAAGTCAGATGAAGTGTTCAAATACACAAGAGTTGTGTTATGAAAAGTTCCATCAAACTCTATAGACAGACCGTCTTCATATACATGGGCAGGGCAAGCAAAATACCTTTTCCCTATTCCGAGGGCCCGTGTACGACCACAACCATGTGCGTAGCCTAGTTGGCGGCGTACAGCTTTGATGACATCATACATGTGATCATCAGTACCCTGTTGTTCAGCATACTCAGGCTCAGTGGCCCAGTCAAATCCAAAAGCTTTATTCACCTTCTTGGTGTATAGCTTTTGTCTTATGCGTGATTGACGCATTTGTACGTACTCAGGTGTAACTTTCTGAACAACAGGATCATCATCTTCTTCATCAGATGTATCACTCTGCGTCTGTGAATAACACTTGTTGACACGGTCCCAATGTTTGGACTTCCAGTTCTCAACGTGTTGTGAGAACAGTCGTGGGTTGATGTAATGACCATCATTAGTCTTCGCTTCGTAGTACGTACAGTGAGGGCATAGTGAATAGTCATCTGTTTCAAATTGGTGATACTCTTTCCTAGTGTACTTATGGTTAAAAGCACAGCTCTTACACTGAACTTCATAAGAGCCAGTAAGCCACTGTTTGGTTCGACCATACAGCGACATGAGAGTAGTCCACCCAATCCAGATCCCAGCAAGAGTCATTGCAATCATCAAGTAAGGGTGCTCCTCCCACATGGTGGCTATACGAGCCTTGAATTTATCCCAGCATGATCTTCTCCAACCATCGTTTAGAAAAGAATAATGCTGTTTGACAACGGGAGTCATCATAGGATGGGCCAAAATTTCATCAGTTCTTCGATGAAAGGCATCAAGGAATGACGGCCTTAGTCGCATTAGGGCATCAGAGTAAACAGTCCCGTGGCACAACACCTTAACAAGATCTTCCTTTCTAACGAGAACAGTCTCCTTCGTAGCAGTACCTTCAGCACCTTCAGTAAAAACGAAAGTTACAGAAGAACCTGACTCATAATAGTCACAAGTCACTCTGCCGGCACCTCTCTTAAAGAGAGTGTGTTCGACATTCCAATAAGTAACTCCACCGACGGTCACGACGAGTGAGCTCTCAAGGTCAACTTGACGATATAAGATGAAGATACTCTTCACAACCTCATCAAGATCAGACGCTGTTGCAGAGGAATGTATCTTCCAAAAGTCAACACACACTTCATCATGAGAGGCAAGCTTTTTAGCAAGTTCAGGCTTAACATAGATCCTATGGTCGTGTGAAGAACCATAATTAGCCCACATAGAAGATGCGCTAGAAAGCATGTCCTTCAACTGCTGAAACGTATCCACATTAATGTGAATATCAGGATCAGGCGTTATACTTACATGGGTTGAATCACCCCAGTCGTATAGTACATTTGCATCTTTCCATTTGCGAACTTTCTTCCCGAGCTCGAGAATGAATCGGTTGACAGTCATCTGCTCTCCATTCACTATGACTACACCCGGCTGGGATACAACACCTTCTATGTTAGTTCCGATGGCAGTCCAGGCATGACCGCAGTCACCGTCAATGTGGAGAACACCGTCAAGGCCGAGTCGTCTCCGAAGACCCTCAAGGTGCACTTCAGGAAGATACCTTCCATTCGGTCGGCCTGCACACCAGTTGGTAAGTCGGGTGCGCATAGGAGGGTAGTATGGTTCTATCTTTATATTTGAAGATAGAAATATAACACTAGACATACTTCTGGAGTTATAGAAGTCAAGGTATTGTTGTTGGTAGGCAATTACCTGATCATCTATCCAGTACACAGCAGAATCAACCCATGTAGAGGAGTCAGCAAGATTTACCTTGCATATCTTGGTTTTCATCAGGTAGGGCAGACGTGTGTTTACATCCTCGTAAAAACAGGTCTTTCCGCGCCCAGGAGGTCCATGTATATGGACGACAAAATGATCATAAGCAGATTGCTGAGTAGCAGCTGTTACAGGAACAGGAGTGACTTTCTTGAGTATGTCTCTAGCCTTGAGAACGGGAATCGCGTCATTGGCACGAGGATGAACTCTCGGCGTGATGGCAGCACGCTCAAAAGTAATCTCCTTCTTTCCAGTCCAATTCTCAAGTAAGTCTTTCAACTCATCGTCAAGAGGAGGAGGTGGGTGATCGTTATTCTGTTGCCACGCCATGATATAGCAGTCTTGGATGAAAGCCTCGTATGTAACCTCAGTCTCAATGACATTGATCTTCTTGGTCTGTGCGTCATAAACCTTCTCGATACGAAAGTACCGGTAGGTGTTAGGAGACCGGTCACACACGACATCTCTCGTCTGATTCTGTTTCATCAAATTCTCAGCCTCAGTGTGTTTCATTCTGTACTGGTGAACACGCGATTCTATGGCTTGAGCAGCTTCTTCAGTAAATACAGTGTCAAGAGAAGTTTT